AATCTTCAAGAGACATCGAGGCAGCGGCTTTGGTTAGATTGTTAATTTCTGTTGAAGTTAACTGAAACGCTAATTGAGTTTCCATTGGTGGGATTACATTTTCTGGTTTAGAAAGATAATTTCTATCGCAGGGGTAGTATTGGATAGATGTATTCTTTCCGTCTGAAATATCCAGACACACACCCTCTTCTGAATCTATGAAATTAAAAATCGGGTCAGGAAAAAAGGAGATAGCAGCTAGTAGTTCTCCCAAATCCCATACACCAAATTCTATAGGAAAATTTTCTTCAACCTGTGCATGACAAATCAAATTCTTACCTTTGTTGATTGTCTTAATAACTTTTCCTTCTTCTATTAAAACATTCAGGTTAATCTTGGCAAAGGTATTCAATATTGCCATTGTTCTTTTCGAGAGTTTAATTTCCATTATTTTTCGTCCTCCGTGATGATGTTATTATCATAATACATTAAAAGTAGTATATAGTGTAAAGACTTCATTAAGTCCATTTTATTTTTTCCGTTTTTTCTGCCATATCTTATTAGATATTTAATTGAATTACCGTGGCAGAAATCTCTTGCACAATTTACATTTTCAAGTATATCAAAACATTCAATAGCATCTTTACTATAATGTTCTCCAAATGTTGATTTTATGTAGGTTGATAATTCGTCAAGATTTTTTAGAAGCTGTTCATTTCTATTCACATTTCCTCCTCTTTCATTTTGATAATATATAATACCACAAATAAGTAAATTGTCAAGGATAAAATAAATTTATTTATCCTTATTTACATTAGAAAATTGGTTAGTTTTGGAGAATTGGAAGACTGAATCAAACTTCTCAACCATCGTGTCTCCGTGGTGACTTATTACTGTAATATTTGTTGTTTGTGCAATATTTTGTAGTAATTTCATCAAATCTTCTGTTGTGTCAGAATCTAATGAACTATCGAATATTTCATCAAGCAATAATATATTACAATTAGTACTATTTTTTAATCTGGCAATTTCACGCCAAGCAAAGAGAATTGCTATATCTATTCTTTGTTTTTCACCTTCTGAAAAGTGATTATACTTAAATGTATCCCTATATCTACTTTTAATAATCTCAGAAAATTTTTCATCCAATGTAAATCCAATACCAAGATTTAATTCTGTCAAATACCTATTTATCAATTTATTCATAATTGGTAAATATTTTCTTATGATTCTGGTTTTAATACCTTCATCGTTTAACATCCTGCCCACAATCTCCTGAATTTTTTTATTCTCTACATTATTTTTGTGGTTATCTAAATAAACTTTCTTTTTTGTTTTTTGTTCTGTTAATGATGTTGTGGTTTTATGTTCTTTCATTTTTTTGATTGTCTCTTGTTTTTCCTTTTTTTGTCTCTCTATTGTATTGTTTAGAATAGCTAATTTATTCAAATCATAAGAATAATTTCTTTCTATCTCAGAATTTTCATTTCTAATACCGTTTAATCTTTCCTCTTCTTTTTCTAATTTTGTGAGGAGTTCTAAATTATTTAATATGGATTTTTCTTTGATTTTTATGTTGTTCTCTGCAATTTTTAATTCTCTATCTTTAGTAATTTTATCTATATCCTGTTTACATTTAAAACACTTATTATTCGTTTTGAAAAATTCTATCTCTAATAATATAACCTCTATTTCCTTTTTTGTGAACTTGACACTGTTTCTAACTGTTATGATTTTGCTCTGTAGTTCAGGAATAATAGCAATAAACGGTTTTAATTTTTCGCTGCGTTCTTTATAATTCTCTAAGTTCTTTTCAAGATTTTCTGTTATCACCTTTTCGTCTTTAATTTTTTCTTCTATATCTGCAATCATATTTTGGAAATCTTCTTTTATATTTTGCAGGTACTCTTTTGATAATTTAATTGTAGCCTCTACTATATTAAGGTCATTAATATTCTCTTTAGTCTCTTCTTTTAATAATATATTATCAAATTTCAATAGGTCGGACATATTACCAAAAATCTGTATATCCAGAATATCTTCTATAATGCCTCTACGGAAAGCAGGTTTTAATTGCATAAACGGGATAAATGAAGATGAACCAAGAATAACAATTTGGGTGAAAGAACTATAATTCATCTTTAATATTGTTTGTTCTAAAAATCTCTGATAATCTCTCGACCTACTATCCTGATTTATGAGTTTGTTGTTCTCATAAATTTCAAATATATTTGGTTTCAATCCTCTTGTTATATTATATTTTTTTTTGTTTGAATAAAATTCAATACGAACTTCTGTATTCTTTTCATTTATTGTATTAACCAAATCTGGCTTATTGATATTTCTAAACGGTTTGTTAAATAATACAAAACATAAAGCATCCAATAGTGTTGATTTTCCACTGCCAGATTTACCCATAAACAAGGTCATATTATTCGAACTATCTAATTCTATTTCAATAAATCTATTACCAGTTGATAAAAGATTTTTCCATTTAATTGTTTTGAATTCTATCATATATCATTTCCATTCAGAACTCTGTTATATAGTTCATACATTTTGTTAAAAATTAAATCTTTATCCCCATCTGGAAATTTTGTATCATTGATATATTTTTTTATGGTATCTGTTGTGTTCTCTATAGCAATATCTGATTCTGCTTCATCCAATTCATATATAGTTTCATCTATAATCTGTAAATCGTATGGACTTGCATTTTGTAATTTCCTTAGAAATTTATCATATAAAAATTCATCAGTCTTGTTTTTGGTTTTCAATTTCACATATTTATTTTTAACATCTAATTTTATTGAATTTATGTTCTTGTGGGATATTTTATTTTCGTCATATTCAATTATTGTAAAAATACAATTATCATTTTCTATAAACTTTAGATTATTATCTTCTGTATTAAAAATGTGGAAACCTTTTTTCTGCCCAAAGTCACTCCAGTTAATCCAATATGGTGTTCCCATATATCTAATATTCTTTAAACTCTGTTTTATATGAAAATGACCGGAGAATACTAAATCGAATTTATTAAAAACATTTTCAGACAAAAGACTAGAATTATATTTATAACCATCAGATACATGAAATCCGTTAATATCAAAATGTCCACAAACTATTTTACTCTTTGTGTCCCTGATTTTTGATAGTGTATCATTTCTACTTTCATCATTTATCCAAGGTGTTAAAAGTATTTTAGTTTTGTCAAAATCCTTCTCAACCGGTTTTGTTATTAAATGAACATACTTAAATTTAGAATGGTCAAATAACTCATTAAGTGAATTGATGTCAGAATTGTTTTTATAAAATGTATCGTGATTGCCTAGCAAAATATGAATATGAATTTTATGTTTATCAAACCAAGATATAAATTTCTTTAGTTCTTTTAATGTGTTAAAATTGATATATTTTCTTCTATCTACTAAATCGCCAAGATGAATAACATTCTTGATATTGTTTTTTAATAGATATGGGAAAAAAATCTTCTCAAAGAATGTAAAGAAGCTTTGCATTATTATTTGAGAATCGGCACGGGCACCAAAATGAGTATCACCCAAAATAGCTATATTCATATTATTCCTCGAACATTGTATCTACTGGATAGATTTTTTTGTCGTTTTTCTTTAACTTTTTGTTTCGGTATTCATCTGAATAATCTAATCTGTCTTGTTTATATTTCTTTATATTCTTAATTCCAAAATAATTTTCTAAATCACTCTCTTTAATATTATCTCTCAATTCTGAAAAAGCGTCGTCATTCTCTAAAACCCTCATTGTATTGTTATATAATATCTCTTGTTGCTTCTGTTCAATTTTTATTACTTTAATAAATGCGTTGTGGCATATTTGGCTAAAATACGAAAATGGGTTTTGATTCTTGTGTTCGATTTTAAAACTCATTGCATATTTTATGCAAGTCGTAATAGCTTCAAGAATCATTCCATCTTTAAAAGTATAATTTATAAAATTACTTTTAAATCCAAAATTCGTTGCTATTCTAAAAATACAGTCCCCGATATATTCTGGCATTTTAGGGCGTTGTTCTGTTGCCCCACTTTTGAAATCTATTACCGAAGTTTCCTTATACCATTCAACTATTGCATTATAAAAATCTTTGTTACATACATAATGTATATCATTTTTTGTCTTTCGTTTACTCTTTGCCATTTATACCTCATATTAAAATAATCATTAAGTGATATATATAATACCATAAAAAGAGAAATTGTCAAGAATAAAATAAAATTTATTTATGTTTTGTTATGTTAACACATTCCTTAAATGATAGCAATTTTCTTGAAGATATGATTTCAAACCAAGTTTTTGTTATTTTATTGTTAAGTTTGTCAAAATTTAATAAATTTATGTTGCCCCAGATTGGTCTATAGTGCATAGTTCTTTCTTGTGGAATAATCATAATTTGTCCAGTTGTTACTAATATGGTTTTTCCATGAGTTTCTGACCTTCTAAGTGGATTTAGGTTAGTATTTTTGTTTGATGTGTCTGATATGGAATCTAGCATATCTAAAGCATTTTTTACTGTTTTTATGTCCTTTTCTGCTTGTTCTTTGCGTTTAAGGGAAGATTCCCAATTTGGTCTCTGCTCTTCGTCATTTTTATCATATCCACTATCAATCATTATTCCGTGATTTGTTCTTACAACGGTTTCTCCGCGTTTAATTTCCTTTACTTCGTGAAAATAACCTTTTTTGTCTATTTCTTTAAAATCACCTTCTATTAAAAATAATCGGTTTCCATCAGAAACGAGTGTATTTCCAGCAATTTCGTTATCTATTACACTTTTTACTGCCTTTTCTATAGTTTTTTCAAATAATGCTTTTCTGATTTTTATACCATCTGGACTATAAAATTCAGTATCCTGCTCTGATGTTAGACCTTCTTTTTCATCTTTCTTTACCTGCACGGCAGAGGATAATATTGCAATGCCGAATTCGTTAACCCCTTCTGTCCATTTGGTCTTTTTATCCCATAATAATAATCTTTCCATGCCGTTTCTACGACTTTGCATAATTTTAATGTCAACTTTATAATTTCTGTCACGATTTTTGACCATGACCCAACCCATATCAGGAAAATATTTAGCAGCGACAATACACATTTGTGCCCCTTTTAGTGAAAAATGATGAAAATAGCGCCTTTTATAATATTTATCTAAAAAAAATTTTTGTTTTTCTTATTTTTATCTTGACAAATTAAAAAAAGTTGTTATAATAAGATAACGATAATGTGCGAAGAGAGTATAAATATAAGCGTAAAGAAAGATATAAAAAAGATATATATAAAAACGCATTTAATCGAGGCACGAGATTAAATGCGTTTTTCCAATTAATAATGAAAATAGCGATTTTTATAATATTTATCTAAAAAAAATTTTGTTTTTCTTATTTTTATCTTGACAAATTAAAAAAAGTTGTTATAATAAGATAACGTTAATAAGCGAAGAGAATATAAATATAAACATAAAAAAAGATATATATAAAAACGCATTTAATCGAGGCACGAGATTAAATGCGTTTTTCCAATTAATGATAAATAAATATAAGTGTAATGCTTTCCATACTGGAAAGCAAAAAGAACAGTTTTTACTGTTCTTTTTATTTAGTCTATTTTGAAATGTTTTTCTTTTAATATATTGAGTTGTTCATTTTCTAATAATTTATCTCGATATAGATAATGTTTATATGCGTGGTTAACATATTTATTATATCTAAAATCATCTATAACATCATATAGCTTTGCTACTTTATTGCCAAGTTTTCTTAATACTCTGCCGATACTTTGCAGGACACAAATCTTACTTTTAACAGGTGAAGCCATTATAAGGTTATGAAGATTTTTAATATTTATACCAGTAGAAAATATCTTTACGGTAGCAAAAACCACAATATTATCATTATTTTCTAAAATATTCCTTAACTCATTTCTTTCTTCTGTAGATACATCTTTATCAATTATATAGATTTTTTTATCAGGATATTTTTTCTTCATTAAGTTGTAAAGAACCTTTCCGTGTTTTTTTACATATCTATATAATACCAAGGTGTTGCCTTTAAGTTTGTTGGATAATTCTATAATAAATTCATTTCGATTTTTATTCTCATAAATGAATTTTAATTCGTTTTGATAACCACATTTATATGTTAACGATTTAACTTCGTTAGAATAATTAAGAATCAATGGAACGATTTCCAGCTCAGAAATATATTCATTGTCAATGAGTTCTTTAGTAGTCGTTATTTTTATAGGACAACCAAAAATAGAATATATTACTAATAAATTAGAAACGCTTTCTTGTAGCGTTCCAGTTAAACCAATACGGAATTTTGTGTTGTTACATTTCTTTCCTATACTATTTAAAGATTCAGCAGCGAAGGTATGACATTCATCACCAATTAACGCACCGAAATTATTAAAGTATTTTTTAGGTTGTTTGTATATTGATTGCCAAGTACTGATTGTTATTTTTTTGTTAGATTCCTTCTTTACACCCTTGAAACTATAAATCTTATTGACATTTTCATCAACATTCCATCCATTTTTAATTGAGTAATCTTTGAAGTCTCCAGTAAGTTGTTCTACTAAAGTTGTGGTAGGAACAATTATCAATAGGTTTTCTTTATCTGGAATTCTGGATAAAATCAATCTTGATAAAACATATATCATCAAAGATTTACCAGAAGAGGTCGGAGACAATAAAATACATTTTCTTTTATTGATTCCATATTCTACAGCATCAAATTGATAATCTCTAATAGATAAAAGTTTCCCCTTTTCGTCTGTGCATTGAAGTCTTTTAAATATATCTTTAATTCTTTCTGATGAAAAGAATTTCCAAGTATACTTATCTATTTCTAATTTATAATTATTATTCTTACAAAATGCTTTAAGGTGGGATTCTAATCCATATTTTAAAATTTTGTTATATGGATTATATATTCTTATGTAACCATCCCATATTCTTTGTTTATAAGAAGGAACGAACATAAAATTTTCTGGACGAAAGGAAAAGAACTCATAAAGTTCTTGGTGTATGGCAGGCCCACAAATAATCTCATATTCTAATTCATTTATTTGTTTTGCTATTACTTGCATGTTTTTAAGGTTGTTACTTTAGATTTTTCACAATCTAATAAAACCCTTTCAGAAAGAGTCTCACCAGATACTTTATACATAGTTTCTATAGAATTTATTATCTTGGCATATTCATCAAAAGTTATACTTGCTTTCTGGTCACTTCCCCACATATTCTTATCGAAGGTAACATGTTTTTCAATTGCCATAGCGTCATATAATGCCCAAGCGGCTATAGGAATATCAAGTTCCAATTCGTGCCCAGAATATCCAACTGAATAGCAATTTTTAATAGCGACATTTGGCGTATATGGGAGTTCTGCCAGATGTTTGATATAACTAAGATTTACATCTTCTATTGAAGTAGGATAACTTCCAACAGAATGAAAAACTACATTTGGTTGATGTAAGTTTATTGCTCTTATGACATCTTCCTCAGTAGAAAAACCAGTTGAAATCATTAAGGTTTCAAACATTTCCTTTGCGTAACAGACCAAATTATAATTATTAAGATGTGCCGATGGAATTTTTACTATTTTGGTATAATGTTTCATAAAATTAACAGAATCAATATCCCAGACAGAAGCAAAACAAGCTATATCCAATTCCTTAGTGAGTTTAAATATTTCTTCATACTCTTTAAAACCAAATTCAATTCTTTTTTTATATTCAAGATATGACATTTCTCCCCACGGAGTTTGTTTTAAGACATCTCTTTGGGCAACCGGGACACAAACTTCAGGATTTCTTTTTTGAAATTTAACAGCGTGGCAGCCAATATTTTTTGCAGTCTTAATCATTTCTAAAGCAACATCTAAATCACCATTATGATTTATTCCAATCTCGGCAATAAAATATGGAAGTTGTTTTTGTATCATATCACACATCAATTCTCTCCATTTATAAATGTTTTCCATTTTATGGCATTTCCTATATGCCAATTTCTACCATTTATTTGTTTTATCGTTTCTAAAATAAAATTAACTTTCTCTTCTGCTAATTTGACTTTAAGTAACAATTTACATATTTCTATATCAGCATTTATATATATATTTATATCACCTCTTATTACTTTTTTCGAGAATGGATTCTCTGCATATTCCTCGGCGGTAGCATTGCCAAGATAGAAATCCCATCTTTTCTTGTATAGAATATTATATTTATTTTCTAAATTATACAAACTCAATTTTTCTATAGAAAGATATTTCATCCACACATTATGTATTTCTGGAGTTCTTAGCGATTCTAAAGCCAAATCATTACGATTTAACTTTAAATCCTTTTCGGCAAAAATTTGTAAGTCCGACAATAACATTAACATCTCCCTCAAGTAATCTTGTTTTATATGATTCGTTCTTATTATTTATATCTTTATCATTTAGTATTAGGTCTAAAGTATTTTTAATATCTTTCATCATAATTTCAAAGTCTGTAAAACGATTTCTAAATCGCAGATATTCTTTCATAGTCATAAATGAACCAAAGAATGTTTTAGCGTTATCTCTATCTTTTATTTCATCAAGATAATCTATATTATGGGCTTCTATCTGAGAAAAGTTATCAGCGGCGGCAATAAGTTTATCCATAGGAAACCAAAAATTATCTGTATTTATCATTTTTATTCTAGCGCCTTCAATCATACTATTCAAACCTGTCCAGTTTCTTACATGGTCTTCGGCAAGAGATAATTCACCAATACCTCTCCAAAAGTGACTTGGATAACGACCTGTTAAAGATTCTTCAAAATAACCTGCCGCCTTACCAAGATGTTTTCTACAACAATCTAAACATTGTGGTGTGGAAAATTGAATTTCATCAGATAAAATATCGTGCTCGGTAACCAATAAAATAAGTTTTGCTGCCTCTACATTTTCTTTAAGTCTATTATAGTAATTAAATTTTTCCATTAAGTTTCCCCCAAAATTTTATTAAATATCATCCTGATATGATGTGTGTAAATACATATCGGTAAATTGAAATCTTAAGTCACAAATCACAGGACTTTCTTCAGTCAATGTAGTATCAAACTCAACACTTCCCATCGAAGCAGGAAAACAATCAGTAAAATGGGCTCTTATTGGTAGAGCGTTTTTATTATTGTCCAAAAATATCAATTCAATATCAGTATATTCAAATGATACATTAGCTGGATTGGTTAACAAAGAACCACCACTCTCCTTTAAATCCTTAAACATATCATAATTTCTTTTGAATCCCAATTTACTCAACCAAGTCCACATATATATCCAGTTGAATAAATTCTTATCAACAATAAATTTAAGGTCTAAATGGTCTATAGCACAATGAGTACCAGGCAAACTAAAATCAATAAAAGAGTTAGCGACGGCGGACTCTCCCATAGTTATACCAGGCAGATTTACAGACTGGATATTTAAAGAAACTTCTTGACATTTTTGAATAATTAAAATAAAATTACTAGAAGTTAAATAATTATTTTTATCAAATTCTGAGTTTAAAATTGACATTTATTTTTCCTTTAACGATAGTGCTTTTTTGAAATCTGCTTCTACATCAATATCAATATCAGTATCATCAAAAATACCATATATATTATCACCAGTCATATTATTATTATTCATTATTATTCCTGCTCTAACAATATCTATATTACCATTATGTTTATAAAACATTGGTAGATTTTGTTTACATTCATTTTCTGGTTCTTCTATATCAGATAAAGATTTATCAAAAGCTGATACTATAACTCCATCTTTCATCTTTATATAATATTTAGGGATACAAATATTCGAAGCAACAATAGTTCTTACTGAGTCATATTTTTTGTAATTAGATAAAATACTTATACCAAGTTTCAAGTCATTTAATCTTCTAATAGGAAAGGTTGGTCTCAATTGTATAATTAAATCTTCATCGTTAACATATAATTGAGACAAAATATATTTATATGTAATGGTATCTTTTGTAGAATCTTCACTAACGCGTAATGGTCTTAGAACTGTTTTTACTTCATCGCCAAATATGTCTTTGCATATATTTATATATGATTTAGAATCAGAAGAGAATATAACTTCATCAATCTCTTCACACGATAAAGCAAACTTAACACTCCAAGCGAATAACGGCAGACCGCCAAAGTCTTTAATATTTTTATCTTTTAGTCTTTTACTTCCACATCTTGCCGGAATAATTGCGATTTTCTTCATAATATCCTCCTATTTATATATTTATATCACCCAAATTTGATATAAATAACATAGGAAAACACTATACAAGGAGAAAAAATGGGTCAAACTTCATTAAGAGACATCCAAAAGAAAATAGAAGAGAAAAAACACGTACCAGAATTATTACAATTCCCATTAGGAACACAAGGAAGTCTTTGCGACCATGTAGTTTTCAGTGCAAAAAAATATAAAGGTGGTCAGGGCAGTGGTTCAACAGGTTCATCAAATTCTGGCTCACCCTCGGGTGGACCATCTAGCGGAGGTGAAACAAACAAAGCCAGAGGTACAACTGTAACTTTATTTATGCCAGAAGAAATGGAAACTGCATATAATGCCTCTTGGGAAGGTAAAGAATTCAAAAAAACGTCGATGGGTTCTAAAGCAAAAAAAGCTTTTAAGTATATTTGGGAGGGAGCTTCAGACCTATGGAATTCAACAGAGGGTTCGACCGAAGATAGTAAAGCAAGAACACGCGGAGAAATTGAAAATCCAAATACTGAATTTTTATTCTCAAAAATGGACGCTAGGACATTTTCATTTAAGTTTAAGTTTCACCCTAGAAACGAAAAAGAATCATCAGAAATAAAACGAATAGTAAAAATATTTAAGAAATACCAACACCCAGAATTAAGTGGAAGTGGTTCATTAGGACAATATTTATTATTTCCTTATATATGGGAAATTACTTTTCATAAAACTGGTAATGGTCCAAACGAATTTTATCCAAAAATTAAAGATGCTGCATTGACTGCCATTACAGTTTCTTATGGTGGTAGTGGTGCATATTCATCCTTTGAAAATGGATGTCCAACTAATATAAGTATAGGATTATCATTCCAAGAGACAACATTATTAGTAAGAACAGATATTGATAACGGTATGTAAAGGAAATTAAAAAATGGCAAAATTTTCAGACAAAGATATTTTTCAAAATTTTGAGAAAATTAATTACGATAGTATGTTGATTTCAAATGTCTTTAAGAATTCAGATAACTTTCCAGGTCTCGATGATGGAACAATACCAACACTTGATTATAATCTAACTTCAAACGAAGATGTAACAGTAATAGCAGATAAGATATTAGGAAACTCATTATTTGTTTGGGCAATATATAATATGAATAATATATTACATCCAGTATATTCCTTTCCTATTAAAGATTATACATTCAAGGCATGGATATTGGATAAATTTGACGGCATAACAATTTATATAGACCCTACTTTAAATTTAAGAAATATAGATATACATTTAGGTGATAATGTTTTGTTTGGTGGTGCCGTTGTGGGCACGATTAAAAAATATGAACCGCAACTATTTGCAATCACAATTAAAGAAAATGGTACTATATCAGACTGGAATAACGTTGATGTTATAGAAATAGGTTCAGATGTTTTGGAAGTTAAGAGACAACTGAAAGAATATTTTTCTCTTCATCACTTTGAAGATGATTTAATAATAGACGGCGAAATCATAGCAGAAAACTTTTATCTAAATCCTAGAGGTTATCCGACCGGTGCGAGCGAAACAAGAATAGAGGGATTTATCAGAGGGGAAAACGATAATGCAATAAGAATAGTTGACCAATATGATAGAGTAAACAGAGCAAAGAAATTGATTAAAATATTGAAACCAGAATTATTAAGTATATTAAAAGAATATATAAATGATAGGATAAAAAAATAATGGCAATGGAAGCAATTGGACAGGTCGATGTAGAATCAATAAAAATAAATGGCGAAGAACTTGTAAATGTTAAAGCTCTGTCGTGGAACGTAAAAATAATAGAAGATTTATTTTCAACCTTTATTACAGGCAGTATTGCATTTTTAGACGCCATAAATATGTTTGAAATGATAAATTATCAGGGTAAGGAAACAGTAGAAATAAAATGGAGAACACCTGAACCAGTAGGAAGTGATTATATAACTTTAAAAGGATTTGTTGTAAAGGTAACAGAAAGAACAAAAGTATCAGACATAGTTCAAAGCTATATAATTCACTTCACAACAAAAGAACATATAAAAAATAATATAAGTAAATTCTCAAAAAAACTTGATGGCACGGTTTCAGAAATGATAACTAAAGTAATTGAAGATGAATTGGAGGGGGTTACTGGTGTTGTAGAAGAAACTGCTAAAGACCAAAAACATAAAATCATCGTTCCATATTGGAGTCCTATAAAAACAATAAATTATCTTTGTAATATTGCAGTTCATAAAGATAAAGATGTCGCGAACTTTTTTTGTTGGCAGAGTTTGGGAGAACCTGAACCTGAATTTAATTTTAAATCTATAGAGCAAATAATACAAGATGAAACCAATGATTCAAAAATAGGCACAAAAGATAATCAATATAAACTACAACCAGCAAATTATAGAGAAGTGAAGGCAGATGATATAAAAAATAGTGGTAGTGTATCAGATTACAAAATAAAAAATGGTATAGATATGCTTGGTGAAATAATGAGAAATCTTTTTGCAGGAACTGTAATTCACCACGACTTATATTCTAAAAGGTGGTTTAAACGCAGTGATAAAGAAAAACCATTATTAGAGTTTAATTATGATGATTATGCAAAAAACGCAACACAAGTGGAAAAGGAAAAAATAGATTCAAATCACCCAGAATTTGATAGTCTTTGTGATTTTGACGAAGGACAGACAGAATTATTTTTATTACCAGAAGCCAAATTAAGATATACAGACGACGAAAAAAAATATTATAATGATAAAGAATCTTCTGCTGCCTGGTTAGAAAAGTGGTTTTTGCAAAGGCAAGCAGGATTATCACAAATGCAGTTTTGTAGATTGATTATGTCGGTATCGGGGGATTCAACAAGAAGGGCAGGTGATATAGTTTATTTTGCAGTGCCCGCAATGGCGTCACACGGCGAAACACCAAAATTTGATAAAAATTTAGAAGGCAAATTTCTTGTTACTTCAGTAGTTCACAATTTTGAAAGAGATGGATATTTGTCTGTTATAGAATTAGTAAAAGATAGTTATCATTCAGTAGATTAGGGTGTGAAATAAACAAAATATAAAGATAGATTTTTATTCATATTGAGATAAGGAGATAGAATGGCGCAGGGTATGGGTTGTGATGGAAAAATGTATTGGTGGCAGGGAGTTGTTGAAGATAGAAACGACCCTGAAAAAATGGGTAGATGTAAGGTACGTATTTTAGGCTGGCACAACCATGAGTTGGAGAAATTAGAAACAGTAGATTTGCCTTGGGCACACACAATATTACCGATAACAGAATCAGGTATAAATGGGTTAGGAAATTCTTTACCAGGTATCAAAGATGGTACTTGGGTAATGGGATTTTTCCGCGATGGAGAATTAGGCCAACAACCAATAATATTTGGTATCCTGTCAGGGCGTCCAGAAGAAGCGGGCACAGATGATAAATTTGGATTTAGAGATGTCAGACCAGATTCTTCACCAGATTATGAAGAACAATTAACTTTAGAAAAGTCTCCTCAAAGAATAGAAGAATATATAGTTGATAAAGATGATTTAAAAAATGGAAAAGGAATAAAGTATAAAAATTATAAAGGTGGAGAAAGTAATTTAGGTGAACCAGCATTAAATGATGGATTAGCAAAGACTTTCCCAGAGAAAAAATATGAGGCAAAAACTGATACGCTATATGAAGCAGATAAAAAAAATGATTTAAACGAATTGGCTAGAAACGATGTAGATGATATTTATCCATTGGAATTAAAAAAGGAACTTAGAATAGTTGATATTCCTATAGCAACAATAGAGTGGCCGATTGATGCCACAAGTGGTACAATTGCACAGGCAGATTTAGTAGACATTGATGCTGAGAAGAGTATAGAAAACTTCTCTTATGATGGAAAATACAAAGCAGACAAAGAGTTAAATTCTCGAAGTGACAAAACTTGGTTAGAACCAGAAACAAAATACGAAGCAAAGTATCCATTCAACAAAGTAGAAATGTCAGAATCAGGGCATATTCGCGAAGTTGATGATACACCTGGCAGAGAAAGGTTGCACGAATTTCATAGGTCAGGAACTTTTAAAGAGATTCACCCAAACGGTGACCAAGTTGTAAAAATTGTCGGTGATGATTATACAATAATTTGTAAAGACAAATATATTCATATAGAAGGCGGAGCTAAAATAAATGTAGATAAGGGTGTAAAATTCTCAGTAAATACTGATAAAGATGATGATTTTGAAGAGAATTTAGATATTCAGGTAGGAGAAAATGGAAATCTTAATATACAAGTAGACAAAGGCGATGCAAATATTTATGTTAAAGAGGGAAATGCAAATATAAAATCAGAAACAGGTGATATTGGTATTCAGGCAACAGATGGAGATATTGCACTTGGTGGAAATAGAATAATATTAGCAGGAAAGAGTATTGAACTCGACGCAACCGATAGCATAGGAATTTACAGCCACGAAAAAGGAACTATCATTTCTGGTGTTGGTGGGTTAGATTTAGTATCGTTTAATGGTGATTTGAATATTGATAATTACGAATCAGACCCAAGCACAGGAGAAATCGAAGATACTGCTACTATTGTTATGAATAATCAGAATGTAGACGGAGACAGATTATGGAACAATCCAACACAAAGAGCCGAAGAAATTTTAATGATTGAGGATTAAACAACTTTAGAGAAACTAACCAACTTTCTTGGGATTACATAATAATGAAGTTAATAAAAATAAAAGAAAACTTAAACAAAGTATATATAGGAAATCAACTTGCCGACAATAATGGCACGACATATTCTAAAGTCTATATAGGAGAAAATCCAATATCAATAGAAAAAGTAGAAGAAGAAGAATTGAGAGATAATACTAATAAAGTTTTTGTTGGTAAATAATAAAACAACAAAAGGAAAATAAATGGCATTTGATAAAACGCTTACCATAACTCCACAGCATATTACAGATAAAGAACTAGAAGCATTAAATAAAATTAACGATTCTAGTTCCAATACAAATCCTGTATCCACTTCTATTGATGATTTAGTAAACATATTAGAGACACGCATAGAAATTATAAATGATTTAATATTGGATAAGTGCAGCACAGAAATTGTTATAGATGATATAACAACAGACGAATTAGAAACTTTATCTTTCAAATTAGATGATTTAAAAGAGCAGGTCTTACAATTTAAAAATCACACAAATAGACTGAGTGGTGTTAATTATTCAATTTCTGAATCAGCACCAAGAATCATAATCAAAGATGAAAACGGAGAAGGTGCGAAAGCAATCCCAATCATAAAAAATAATTCTATTGATAGTGTAATAATCACCGACCAAGGCAGCGGTTATGGCGGAACTGAAATTGAAATATTGAGTGAAGTGGGCAGCGGTGCAAAAGGCAAAATAACTAAAATTGGATGTAATGGAGAGATTGAAGAAATAGAGATAACAGAAACAGGGACAGATTATATAGACACCTCTATTTTCATAGAAAGCCATCGCTCAACCGCAACAGGAAACACTATTGTAATAGATGGTGTATATTCAAGCATAACTACAGGTGTTGTTTCAACAATAACCTTAACAGATTTAGGTGCAGGATATATAGAAGTCCCTACAATATTTATAGATTTACCACCACAACAAACAGCAGTGGGTATAGCAACAATAACTCAAGGATATGTTTTAGAAATAAACACACTAGATAATTTTGACGGTCTGGGATATATCTTTCCTCCAAAAGTAACAATTTCTCCACCAGAAGTTGCTCAGGCAGAAGTAGATAATCTTGATGTTAATGACGGACATCTCGATTGTATTGATGTAAATGCCGGCGGAACAAATTTTCTCAGCAAACCATTAGTGGAGGTAGAAGAACCATTAGGAATAAATGAAATAGAAGTATACGCATATTTTTATTCTGCCAATGGAAATTCTTATATCAATATTCCTACATCGTCAGCAAATTTTTCAAAGCATGATTGTTTTAACATAGGTCATACTATAACGGTATTGGATATATATGATTCTCCTTCAACAACCAATCCAAATTTATCAAATTATACTTATGAAGATGATACTCATAAACAGTTTACCGTTGCTTCCATTACACGAAGTCTTACTGGAACACGAATTGATATAGAAGAAGATTTATTTGAAGATTGGGATGGTGAAACAAGATTATCTGCCAAAGGACCAAAAGCAATTGTTGAGGCAGAAATTATTCTTGATGGTATAACAAAAATAAGAATATTAGACGATGGTCTATTTTTAACAGATAAGTTATATCCAGTTTTCGTTGGAGGTTCTGGTACAGGAGCAACAGCAGAAATAACAATTGGTGGAAGTGTTGGGGCATATAATATAGATACAGTAACGCTTTTAACAGGTGGAACTGGTTATGATAAAGAATTGCCAAGATTAGAAATTCATGCAGAAGATGGCGCTAATATATTATCCATTCCAAAATTCAAATTAGAGATAGGCGAAATAGCAGAACTAAACGTTATACACCCAGGTGAAGGATATAACAAAGCACCAAAACTAAAATTCACACCAACAATATCTTTTCCATTAAAAAATATTGATGGAACTTTCGCAGAGGATGATAATGTTTGCACTAGTGTAGTTTTAGATTTAGATTATAATGAAGAGATAACTGCATTTTTAGCGGATGGTGGTGATTTCAATAGTGGAGAAATCGGCATAAATCACGGAGCACCAACAGGTATAGTATATTATGATGTTCTTCATTATGAAATGGGTTTTAGTTTTGACCCAACAGACGAATATAGCGAATTTCAATTTGTAAGATTATTTTTAGATAATCGTGATGAATTGGATTTAGAGATAACAGACACAAAGGATATTACAAAGAAAATAGGCGCAGTGTCATACCCATTCACTTTTTATGATTTTTACCCAAGTGTTTGTGGTGAAATTAACGATATAAGCAATGATGATAATGATGATTGCCCAACAACTTATAGAGTTGTTCCAAATAATATGTTTGATGATTGGGTTGGATTATCCTATATTTTTAGCGACACTG